GCACCCTGTCGCTGATCCCGTTTTCCGAACGCGGTTCGGCTTATGATCAACAGGTTCCAGAGCGCCGCGACGTGCGGGCCTTCGTGTGCCGCCAGTTCAAGAAACAGGACGTGCTCTGGGCCTCGGAGATTCAGGGCATTCGCGCCTTTGGCACCGATAGCGAGACCCAGCAAATCCAGGCGAAGGTCGCTCGCCCAATGTAGTGGCTACCCGTAAATGGAAATATGTAACATATTCACTTTAAATGTGGGTGGAAAAATGTTACGTATCCGATATTCAAACCATCACAGGAGACAGTCATGATGCCGGTAGTTAGAATAAACGATGCAACCTTTGCTGATATTAGCACGCTCAAGGCGTGGTTCAAAACCAAGTCGCCAAGCGAAACCATCGACCACATCGTGCGGGATGCAATGGATCGGCTCGGGATCGAGCGCGATGATGAAACAGCAGGTGCTGTCGTGGCCCCCTCTGATGGCGCTATGCTGTTCGATGTTGCGCCGAGCCTCACTTTTACCAAACCGACGAAGGCGACAATCAACGGGAAGCCGATCGAAAATCCCAAGTGGGCGTCAATCTTGCACACGATGATAGCACAGGTGAAGGCGAAGGGTTTCGAAGGGGCGAAACTCGTTCGAGAGTTGGGCGTTCCATCTAGGGCTGACAGTTACGACGACGAGGGCTACAAATTCATCCCCGAACTGGGCATCTCAGTGCAGGGGCAGTCCGCAGCGGATGCATGGAAGGAGGTTGATCGACTCGCCAAGAAGTGGCTAATTCTGGTTAAAGTAGAATTCGTTTGGCGACAGAACTCCAAGGCTCAGTACCCCGGCAAGGCGGGCGTTCTGCAGTCGGGCAGCTCCTAAACGCGAGGGGGCGGGTGTCATGCTCGCAGCAGCAGCATGGCTTTTGCCACGCGCAGCTTGAACATAGCCAGCGATGCCATCTACACGGCCGGGGGTGGCAATCCCGTTCTCGTTCGTGTGGTGGAGCGCCGCGGCGACAGCATCACCGGTTTTGGCGAGGCGAAACTCTGGTCGGAAACCCTGCGGTTCGATTTGCGGGTCAGCGAAGTGGCAAACCCGCGCCCCGGCGATCGGTTGGAAATCGGCGGCGAGGCGTTTCTCATTCAGGGTGAGCCAACCCGTGGGTTCTGGCGGGCGAGCGCGCCGTCACCGCTGCCATGCGCCAGGCGGGCAGTGATCTGAAGGCCGACTGGCGCGGGCAGATCACCGGCGCTGGCCTCGGGCAACGGCTGGCGCGCAGCATCCGCAACAAGACATATCCCGAACGGGGCGAAAGTCTAGATGCCGCCGCATTCATCTGGTCAAAAGCCCCAAAGATTATCCGCGCCCATGACAAGGGCATGCTGATCCGCTCGAAACTCGGCTTCTATCTGGCCATCCCGACCGAGGCCGCCGGCAAGGGCAGAGGTGGCGCGCGGCTCACACCAGGGGAATGGGAGCACCGCCGCGGCATGCGCCTGCGATTCATCTACCGACGCAACGGTCCCAGCTTGCTGGTGGCCGAAAAGGCGCGGATCAACACGCGCGGCACGGCGGTGGCGTCGCGTTCCAAAACCGGACGCGGACAAGTCACCGCGCCGATATTCTTGCTGGTGCCGCAGGTCAAACTGCGCAAACGGCTCGATCTGGCGCGGGATGTGGAAAAGGTGGCAGGGTCCGTGCCGGGGTTGATTGTCGAGAAGTGGGTGGAGGGGTGATCTTGCTTACTGGTGCCATCGAGTAGGATGGCATTTGCAGTATGGAAACTGCCAGCGCAAATACCTACATGTTTGACACACAGGTTGAGATAAATATGGGAAAGCTGATGAGCCAGTCTGAGGGGAGTGCAGTTCAAAAACAATTTGGTGCGTATTTCACCGCCGGGCATTCACTGTTCAATTTTCATGTGTCCTATAAGGACTTTGTAAGCAGCTTATACTTTAATTTGTTGTTCAATCCGGGCGGCGTCAGTTTTGTTGATCATTTTTTCTTGTCGGATTACTTCGAGAATGAAATACTTGAACGCCCCCCGCTTAAGTCATGGATTACAGCAGGATTGTCTGAGGGTCTTATTACGACGTTTGTGAAGCCTGGGTTCTCTGGATTTTACGACCAACTTCAAAACCAGTTGAGCTATGGTGCTCGTGGATTGCCTGCCCATGCGCAGGAACTTGCAAAACATCTTGACGGTGTCTCCTTCAAACACTTGGAAACAGTAGAACGGAACTATGGGAAGGAATTTGACTCTCGGTTCAGAAGTGTCGTGCATAGCAATGCTGAAAATTTCGTCTCTGGCTTTGATAGTTCGGAAGCAACAGATCTTTTCGAATTTTGGGAATCTGACTTAGTAAAACGCCTTAGACAGGAGGGATATGAAAGGGCCAAGGAAATTACGAATAACTCTGGAACCACGGGACTAAGGTTGGCGACTCTTATAGAAGCAGCCCGAGAGATCACTCTTGGCGGCTCTGGTGGTGTTAGTGATTCAGTTGGCAAGCTGCTGTCAGATTTACGTTCAGAGTCACAGCACCAGCACCTTGTAGCGCCAATGCATCGCTTTTTTAAAATTGCATGTGATACCTTTAACTCAGCGATGTCTGCCTGCATCAAAGCGCCAGCTAATTCTCCAAAATTGGATTTTGATTTTGTCGCAATTCAGAACTTAGGGAACAATTTGGACGACTCTGACGGCGAGGATATTGAGGTCATTCATGAACGGACGCAACTGCCATCAATCGCAATGCTTCAGGCAGTAAACTCCAGCATGTTTCTTAAGTGCAGGGAACATGGGCAAGATTTTTTCGACGCATATAAAGCTTGGCAAAAGGATCAAACCGTGGGGAAATCTGGCCACGTAGTCGAGAAACTGCGGGCATATGCCGAAAAAATATGTCTGGAATTTTCGCAAAGCGCTCAAATTGAAGACTATTCTATTTATATAGCAACACAAAAAAAGAAGCGACGAAGCATCGGTGGCCACGCCCTTGGAATTGGAATCGGTGCTGCTGTTGGCTTTACAGTCGAGTATAGTGGAATTGAATATGCAACAGGTATGGGAGCTATGGTCGGCGCAATTGTTCCAGAAATTGTTAGCGAGGGGAAAGCAGTAGTGATTACAAATCAACTGCGGAAATTTGACTTGGCACGAAATATTAGAACACGATCAAAAATTCGAATAAGCGGAGCTGATTTTACGTTTTCGCAATAGATATATTTTCGAACTCACAGAATGATCACTCAATTATTCCGAGGCTATTTGAAAATAGCGCAGGACTAGCTCTGAACCCATGCCCACACGCCGTGAAACTATCCTGCAAGCCCTGCTTGCGGCGCTGCAAACCGTGTCTGCTGCCACCGTGCTGCGCGGCGCGATTCTGCCCGAGCGCATCCCGACCGGCGGCCTGCTGATTCTGCGCGACGGTGATCCCGGAACACCGGAAGTAACGCTGTCGCCGCTGCAATACCACTATGAGCACCGCGCCGAGGTCGAGGTGATCGTTCAGGGTAAAACACCCGCCGCCCGTGATGCAGCCTTTGATATACTGCTGGCGGAACTGGCCAGTACCACCACGGCCGATCGAACCCTTGGCGGGCTATGTGACTGGGTAGAGGCCGAAGCCCCGCAGCCGGTCGATCTGCCGGTTGAGGGGGCGGAGGCGCTGAAGGCGGCCATCGTCCCTGTCACTCTGACCTACACCACGGCCGACCCATTGGGATGACCCCCATGGGCTGAACCTCGTGGAATGATCTCCACCACCAAACAAAGGAACATACTATGGCACGCGCACAGGGCGCGCGGTCGCTGATGGCGGCTGCGTTCGAGACAACCTATGGCACCCCGCCGCTGAGTGGTTACATGCAGATGCCCTTCGCCAGCACCTCGCTGGGGGCGGAGCAACCGCTACTGGGCTCGGAACTGCTGGGCTATGGCCGCGATCCACTGGCTCCGATCAAGGATGCGGTGACGGCGGATGGCGATGTGGTTGTGCCGATCGATGCGGAAGCCTTCGGGTTCTGGCTGAAGGCGGCATTTGGCGATCCGGTCACCACCGGCACGGGGCCCTATACCCATGTGTTCACGTCGGGCAACTGGACCCTGCCGAGCATCTCGATCGAAACCGCCATGCCCGAGGTGCCGCGTTATGCGATGTATTCCGGCTGCGTGCTCGACCAGCTTTCCTGGCAGATGCAGCGCTCGGGGCTTTTGACCGCCACCGCAAAACTGATCGCGCAGGGCGAGGCGATAGCCACGTCCACAGCCGCCGGAACGCCGACCGGCTGGAATCTGCAACGGTTCGGCCACTTCAACGGCTCGATCAAACGCAACGGGACCAGCTTCGGCAATATCGTCTCCGCCGACATCCAGTATGCCAATAATCTCGACCGGATCGAAACCATCCGCTCGGACGGGCGCATCGACGGGGCCGACCCGTCCATTGCCGCGCTGACCGGCAAGATGGATGTGCGCTTTGCCGATCAGGTGCTGATGACCCAGGCGATGAACGGCACAGCGGCAGAGCTGGAGTTCGCCTACGCTCTCGGCACAGGCGAAAGCCTGATCTTTACGGCCCATGCGGTTTATCTGCCGCGCCCGCGCATCGAAATCCAGGGGCCTCAGGGCGTGCAGGCCAGCTTTGATTGGCAAGCCGCCTATGACGCCACCGCCGGGCAGATGTGCACCATCACCCTTGTCAACGACATCGCAACCTACTGAGGAAGAACATGATCCATCTCGATCTGAATAACGAACCCGCCTGGCTGGACCTTGGCCACGGGGTCCGCCTGCATCTGCAGCCGCTGTCCACGGCGATGATGGTGGCTTCGCGCAATGATCCGGCTGTTGCTGCTCTGGATGACACGCAAATGACGAGGCCAGCGCGCTGGTCTTCGCCAAGGCTCTGGCCCGCAACGCTACCCTCGACTGGGAGGGTGTCGGGGACAGTGACGGCAATGTCATTCAAATTACCCCCGAGGGTATATCGGCCCTGCTGGATGTCTGGCCGCTGTTCGAGGCGTTCCAAACCAAATACGTCGCCAAGGGTCTGGTGCTGGATCAGGAAAAAAACGCCTCTGCGCCCTTGCCGAGTGGGTCTTCGGCGGGGGCGACGGATATTGTGGCGCCTGCCCGAAAACCTGCAAAGACTGCCCGCAAATCCTGAACCAGCCACAGACATTTGAAGGCTCGCAGGTCTGGGATCTGGTTGCCCGCTTCGGCGGTCAACTGCGCGTTGCCCCGAGCGGTGGCGTGATCGGCTGGGACATGGGCACGGCGCTGGCGCTGGCCTCGGCGCTCGGTACCTGTCGGGTCGCCACAGCCGAACTCCTCCCAGCTATTGAGGCGGTGATGGTGCGTAAAATCAACGAACAGATGGATAAGTAAGATGGCTGAGAAGAGGGTGTCCGTCCGCCTTGCGGCCGTGGGTGGCAAGCAGGTCAAGGCCGAATTCGAAGGCATCGGCGAGGCAGGCAAGCGCGGCTTTGGCAAAGCGTCCCGCGAGATGGAGATCGCCAATGCACGCCTGGCGCGCTTTGCCCGGCGTGCCAAAATCGCCGCCGGTATCATGGCGGCGGCTGCGGTGGCGGCCGGTATTGCCATGGTGCGCTCAAGCCTGCAGACCATCGACGAGCAGGCCAAACTGGCGGCGTCCTTACGCACCACGACCGCAAGCATGCAGGTGCTGGCGCGCGCGGCCGATCTGGCCGGTGTCTCGCAGGGCGAGGTTGAACAGGCCACGATCATGATGACCAAGAGCCTGAGCCAGGCGGCGCAGGGGACCGGCCCTGCGGTAAAAGCACTGGATGCCTTGAATTTGTCTGCCGCCGATCTCGCCAAGCTGCCGATCGATGAAAAGATGGCCGCCATTCAGGATGCGATTGCAAAGTTCATCCCTACGGCCCAGCAAGCGGCGGTGGCCTCACAGATATTTGGATCACGCGCGGGGTTGATTTTTACCCGCATCGACAGCGCCACCTTGCGTCAGGCGACAAAGGACGTCCAGGATTTCGGGGTCGCGGTGTCGGAGAGCGACGCGGCACAAATCCAACGCACCAATGATGCCCTCTCGCGCATGGGATTGTTGTGGCGCGGGATTGCCAACCAGCTGGCGGTGGCAGCGGCACCAGCACTTGAGGCTATGGCCAACGCCATGGCGGCCATTGGCAAGACCACCGGCCCGCTCGGGCGCGCCATCAAGGGCCTGTTCAACCATATCGGCGAGATCGCCACCATTGCCGCCACCTTCGCCGCCGTGCTGGGTGGTCGGCTGATAATCGCGCTGGCCAGCGCCGCACTGGGGATCAAAGGCGTATCGATCTCGCTGGTCGCCCTGCGCGGTGCCCTGATCCGCACCGGAATCGGCGCGCTGATCATCGGGGCCGGAGAACTGATCTACTGGTTCGGGCGTCTCGTCAAAGGCGCGGGCAGTTTCGGCGAGGCCATGCGGTTGCTGAAGGATGTCGCCATCGAGGTCTAGGATCGCATCAAGCTCGGCGGCAAATCCCTCGGCGCGGCGCTCTCCTCGGTCTGGGCAAGGATCAAGGCCGGCTGGTTGACCATGCTGGCCAATATTCAGAAGACGTGGACGGACTTTTTGCATGCCATGACGCGGGGAATTTCCAACATCCCGGGCATGGACAGTGCGATGCTGGCCATCGGCAATGCGGCGATCATGGCCGGTTCGGCCTATTACGAGATGGCGGCCACGGCAGAAGACGCCCGAAACGCCGCCGACGGTCTGGTGAACTCCTCTCGCGAAATGGCGCAGGCGGCCACCGCGCCGCTCACCTCCATGCAGGCCCTGCGCGATGCCATGACGTCGAGCGCCGAGGATGGCGAGAGCGGCCTTGCGGGCACCACCACCGCTGCCGAGGTTGCCAAAACCGCCTGGGAAATGGCGGCGGATTCCCTCAAGGATTACGCTGCCAAGGCGGCGAATGTCGGCAAAGGGATCGGCGATGCGCTGGTCGGGGCCTTCACCAGCGCGGAAAACGCCATTGGGGAATTCGTCAAAACCGGCAAGCTGGATTTCCGGTCGCTGGTGACCTCGCTGCTGGCGGATATGGCCAAATTGTCGGCGCGCAAGTTCATCCTCGGGCCGCTGGCCAATGCCCTGTCGGGGGCGCTTGGAAACCTCGGTGGCATCTTTGCACCGGTGTTACACGCGGGTGGTATGGTTGGCGGGGCCGCGCTGCAAAGGATGGTGCCTGCCATGGCTTTTGTGGGTGCGCCGCGCATGCATTCCGGTGGCTGGGCTGGTCTGCGTCCTGACGAGGTGCCCGCCATCCTGCAAAAGGGCGAGCGGGTGTTGTCGCGGCAAGAAGCTCAAGGCTACGGGCAAAACTCCGCCCAAAACATCACCATCAACATCCAGACCCGCGACGCCGAGAGCTTTCGGCAATCGCGTACCCAAGTCTCGGCGGACATTGCCCGGGCTGTCGCCATGGGGCGGAGGGGCATGTAGATGGCGTTTCACGAAAACCGCTTTCCCGACAATATCAGCCGGGGCGCACGCGGTGGTCCCGAGCGGCGCACCCAGATTGTCGAGCTGGCCTCCGGCGACGAGGAACGCAACGCCAGCTGGGCTAATTCACGCCGCCGCTATGATGCTGCCTATGGCATCCGCCGCGCCGACGATCTGGCCGCCGTGGTGGCGTTTTTCGAGGCCCGCAACGGGCGGCTCTATGGGTTTCGCTGGAAAGATTGGGGCGATTACAAGTCTTGCCTGCCGTCAGGAACACCTGCCGCAACCGATCAGGCGATTGGCGCGGGAGACGGCACCACCTCCGCGTTCCAACTGGTGAAAGCCTATTCATCCGGCGCGCAAACATGGACCCGCAGCATCACGAAACCGGTGGCCGGTACGGTCTCGGTGGCGCTGGACAGCGTAACGCAGGCGTCGGGATGGTCGGTGGACACTGCCACGGGCCTGATCACGTTTGCCGCAGCCCCGGTCAGCGGCGTCGCCATAACTGCCGGTTTTGAATTCGATGTTCCGGTGCGTTTCGACACAGACCGGCTCGACGTCACCCATGATCTCGAGCGCCTCGGGTCCATCACATCCATACCGCTGATCGAGGTCCGCCGATGAAGTCCTTCCCTCAATCCCTGCAATCCCACTTTGAGTCAGGCACTACGACGCTCGCCTGGTGCTGGCGGCTTACCCGCAATGACGGGGCGGTGTTCGGCTTTACCGATCACGATCAGCCGCTGACGTTCGACGGCACCACGTTCGAGCCGGAATCCGGTTTCACCGCCTCGGAAATCCGCTCCGGCTCCGATCTGTCGGTCGATGCGCAGGAGGCCGAGGGCGTGTTGACCTCGACCACCATCACCGAGACCGATATTTTGGACGGCCGCTGGGACAATGCCACGGTAGAGATCTGGCGGGTAAACTGGGCCGAAACTACCAGCCGTGCCCTGCTGCGGCGGGGTGCCATCGGTCAGGTCCGGCGCGGGCGGTTGCAGTTCGTGCCGAGATGCGCTCATTGGCGCATGTGCTGGGCCAAACCCTCGGGCGGACGTTTCAGGCGAGTTGCGATGCGGCTTTGGGGGATGCGCGTTGCGGTGTCGATCTGAACGATCCGGCCTTCAAGGCAAATGGTACCGTGGTTTCGCTGTCCGGCGTTCGCGGCTTTGCGATTTCCGGCCTTTCGGGCTTTGCCGAAGGCTGGTTTACGCTCGGCACATTGCACTGGCTGACGGGTGCCAACACCGGACGCAAGGCCGAGGTGCTGGGCCATGTAATTTCGGGCGCAGACGTGAAGATCACGCTGCTTGAGGCCCCCGTGCGCCCGATGGAGGTCGGTAACACCTTCGACATCTTCGCCGGGTGCGACAAGCGATTTGAAACCTGCCAGGGCAAGTTCGCCAACGCGGTCAATTTCCGAGGCTTCCCGCATATCCCGGGACAGGACACCATTATCCGCTACGCGGCCAAGGGTGATGCCAATGCGGGATCGGTGTTATGACAGGCGCGCGAAACACAGCCCCGGCGCGCATCGTCAAAGCCACCCGACGCTGGATCGGCACGCCCTATCATGATCAGGCCTCGGTGCGCGGTGTCGGGTGCGACTGCCTCGGCCTGCTGCGCGGCGTTTGGCGCGACGTGGTGGGTCCCGAACCGATTCCCGTGCCCCCGTATTCTCGCGACTGGGGTGAAGTTGGACCGGTCGAGGTGTTGGCCGAGGCCGCAAGGGCGGCAATGCAGGAGTTGGATGTTTCAGAGGTCCGAACCGGCGACGTCATCCTGTTTCGCATGCGGTCAGGCGCGATTGCCAAGCATGTGGGTATTCTGTCCGGAGGTGGGCATTTCATCCACGCCTATGAGCGCACGGGCGTAATCGAGGAACATCTGACGCCTGCCTGGCAGCGCCGGATCGCTTTCGCTTTTCGTTTTCCTGTGAGGTAAACCATGGCATCCATTCTTCTCGCCTCGGCCGGTGCGGCCATCGGTGGCAGCATCGGCGGGGCCATCCTTGGCGTGTCCGCTGCCACTATCGGCGGTGCGATCGGCTCCTTCGCGGGGTCAATGATCGACAGCTGGATTGTCTCTTCACTCGCCCCCGGGCAGCGAATCGAAGGCCAGCGGCTGGAAAACCTGACCCTGACCACCTCGACCGAAGGGGCGGTGATCCCGCGCATTTATGGCCGGATGCGCATTGGCGGCAACATCATCTGGGCGACGGATTTTACCGAGACCGTCAATACAACCACGCAGGGTGGCGGCAAGGGCGGTGGACCGAAAGTGACCACCACGGCTTACCTCTATTCGGCCTCTTTCGCGGTGGCCCTGTGCGAGGGGCCGATTTCCGGCATCGGGCGCATCTGGGCTGACGGCAAACCGCTGGATCTCTCCGGCGTCACATGGCGAATTTACACCGGCGACGAGACCCAACAACCGGACCCGTTTATCGAGGCCAAAATGGGCACGGGCAATGTGCCCGCCTATCGCGGCACGGCTTATGTGATGTTCGAGGAACTGCCGCTGGAACAGTTCGGTAATCGCATCCCCCAGCTGTCCTTTGAGGTCTTCCACCCCGTTATCGCGCCCGACACCGCCGAGGGCATGATCCGCGCCGTCACCCTGATCCCCGGTACCGGTGAGTTCGTCTATGCCACCGAGGGTATTTCACGGGGCACCGGTGGCAATACCGCATCGGAAAACTTGCACACCACCAACGCGGTGCCCGACATCGTCGCGGTGCTCGACCAGTTGCAGGCGGCTGCTCCGAACATCGAGAGCATCAGCCTCGTGGTCAGCTGGTTCGGCACCGACCTGCGGGCCGGGAACTGCCAGCTCAAACCCGGGGTCGAAAACACCACCAAGGTGACCACCCCCAAAAGCTGGGCGGTGAATGGCGTAGCGCGTTCGGCGGCCCATGTGATCAGCCTGGACGCAACCGGTCGCACGGCCTATGGCGGCACACCTGCGGATTTTGCGGTGGTGCAGGCTATTCAGGAGATCAAGGCGCGCGGGATGCGGGTTACCTTCTATCCCTTCCTGCTGATGGATATTCCGGCCGGCAATACGCTGCCAGATCCGTATTCCGAAAATGCGGCCACGATCGGCCAACCCTCTTACCCATGGCGCGGGCGGATCACCTGTTCCCCCGCGGCAGGGTATGCCGGAACGGTGGACAAGACCGCTGCGGCCGCCCCGCAGGTGTCTGCGTTTATGGGAAATGCGCAGGTATCCGACTTTGCGGTCAGTGGCGAGACAGTCTCTTGGACCGGTGGCACCGATTGGGGCTATCGCCGCATGATCCTGCATTACGCCCAACTCTGCGCGGCCGCCGGTGGTGTGGACACTTTCCTGATCGGCTCGGAATTGCGCGGCCTGACGACAATCCGCGATGGGGTCACCACCTATCCAACCGTTGCGGCCATGAGGCAACTGGCGTCTGACGTCGCCGGCATTCTCGGCACCAGCACCGCCATCAGTTACGCCGCCGACTGGTCAGAGTATTTCGGGCACCAGCCAACGGACGGTTCCAGTGATCTGTTCTATCATCTCGATCCGCTCTGGTCCGATCCCAGTATCGATTTTGTCGGCATCGACAACTACCTGCCGCTGTCGGACTGGCGCGAAGGATTTAACCACGCGGATGCGCAAGCGGGCTGGAATTCGATCCGTGATCTCGATTATCTGCGCAGCAATATCGAAGGCGGCGAAGGGTTTGACTGGTATTATTCCTCGGACGCCGATCGTCAGTCTCAGGTTCGATCACCGATCTCGGACGGCTTCTATGGCGATCCCTGGGTGTTTCGTCCCAAGGACATCCGGTCATGGTGGACGCAGCCCCATCACGACCGGCCAGGCGGCGTGCGCACCGGCTACTTTGCCAACGCCGCCAATGTTGCCAGCTATGCGCCAAACCCCGCCACGGTTTCGATCGCCACCACAACCGGCTCCTTCGGCCCGTTCAACACACCCGCGCGCATCGCCTCCGATGGGGCCACATGGCACGGCGCAACGCCGGGCTATCACATGCTCACAGCCGGGGACCGCGTGCAGTTTACCGCTTTTGTGGCCGCCGGAACGTCGGGCGAGTTCGCCATGTATCTGGCCCTGGGCAGCGGCAGCGATCACGCCTCGTTCTTCGGGGCCATCGGTGGTTGGAACAGCACAGCACCTGGGGGGCATACGATCAATCAGGTGACAGCCACAGAAGTGTCGCCCGGCCAGTGGACGCTGACGATGGACGTGACGGTTGGCCTATCGGGCTCGGCCGGGTTCCGGATCGGTCCGCGTTCGGCGACCGTGGGCCAGGACATCGTGGTGTTTGGTGTTGAGGTTCTGCCGGTTGGCCAATCCACCACCGGCTGGGTGCCTCAGTCGAAACCGATCCGCTTCACCGAGCTTGGCTGTCCCGCCGTCGATCGCGGCACCAATCAGCCCAATGTGTTCTATGACCCGAAGTCGGCCGAAAGCGCGCTGCCATACTTTTCGCGGGGCTGGCAGGATGAAACCATCCAGCGGCGCTATATCGAGGCGATGCTGGGCTATTGGGGTGATCCGGCCAATAACCCGACCAGCAGCAAATATGCCGCGTCGATGATCGATATGAATGAGGCTGCCGTCTGGACGTGGGATGCGCGGCCCTATCCGGATTTTCCGGCGCGCGAGGATGTTTGGGCCGATGCGCCGAACTGGCGGCTGGGGCACTGGCTGAACGGTCGGCTCGGGGCGGTTGGTCTTGGCGCGCTGGTGCGGGAACTTTGCCGTCGCGCCGGGCTGGATGATGCCCTGATCGACGTGAGCGCGCTTTCCGACACCGTGCCGGGATTTGTGGTTTCTGCTCTCGAAAGCCCGCGTGCCTCGATTTCAACGCTGGCGCGGCATTTCGGGTTTGATGCGGTGGAAAGCGGTGGGGCTATCTGATTTGTTACGCGCGGCCAGCAGGCTGCGTCAGTTATCTCACCGGATGACATGGTGGCTGCACAAGGCGACGTCATGGAACTGACCCGCGGGCAGGAAACCGAACTGCCGCAAGCGCTCAAATGGCAGTTGGTGCACCCCGACGAGGAATACGATGCCGCCACCGTCGAGGCGCGCCGCACTACGGTGGAGGCCGCCCGCGTGGCCTCGGAAAGCTTCCCGCTGGCCGTGTCGCTGGAGGAAGCCGACCGGCATTGTCGCCGTGCGCTGATGGAAGCCTGGGTCGGGCGCGAGACCCTGACGGCCAAATTGCCGCCCTCGCGTCTGCCGCTCGATCCCGGCGATGTAGTCAGTCTGGATAATGATGGCCGCCTGATCGACTATCGTATCACCCGCATCGGCGATGCAGGTGCACGCTCCATTGAGGCAATCCGCACCGACGCGGCCATCTACGACCTGCCGCCGGGGCAATACCGTCCGGCGAACCTGCCAGGGGCCACCATTTATGGTCCCGCCGAGGTCGCCCTGATGGACCTGCCGCAGCTTGACGATGCTGTTCCGGCGTATCGACCTTATGCGGCGGTGTTTGCCAAACCATGGTATGGCACGGCCGCCGTCTGGCGCAGCGCCACCAGTTCTGGATTTACCTTGCTGGACACCATCGGTCAGGCAGCGCAGATCGGCAGGCTGGTTACCGATCTGCCTGCCGGTCCTCTCGACCGGTTTGATCATGGCAACGGGATTTTGGTCGATGTTTCCTCCGGCATGCTGACCAGCGTCACCGATACGGAACTGTTCGCCGGAGCCAATGCGCTGGCGGTTGAAAGCGCGTCCGGTACTTGGGAAGTCATCCAGTTCGGCAATGCGGAACTGGTTTCCTCCGGCCGTTACCGCCTGACCCACCTGTTGCGCGGCCAGCGCGGCACCTTTGATGCCATGGGCAACGCCGCACCAGCCGGCGCGCGCGTGGTGATATTGGGGTCCGGAATCCAGTCGCTTTCGATTGCCGAGGCCGATCTCGGCCTGCCGTGGAACTGGCGCATCGGTCCGGCAAGCGCCGCCCCGTCCGATGCGATCATGCAGGCACAGAGCTTCACCCCGAACGGACGCGGGTTGATGCCTTTTGCACCGGCGCAATTGCGGATGCGACGAGAGGCAAACGGGGAACTCGCTTTGCGCTGGCTGCGGTGCGACCGCTCGCTGTCGGCCGATAGCTGGGTGCTGACCGATGTGCCCATGTCGGAAGCCACCGAGGCCTATGATCTGGAAATCCTGTCCGGTGCAACCGTCAAGCGATCCTTGACCGTTGCCAGCCCGTCTTCACCTACACCGCCGCCATGCAGGTCACCGATTTCGGCGGGCCGGTCAACAGCCTCTCGATCCGCCTTTACCAGATCGGCGCGCTCGGTCGGGGTGTGCCGCATATAGAAACTCTCACCATCAAGGAAAGCCTATGACCAATACGCCAAACCTGTCCTTGCCCTATCTTGCCGCCGCGCAGGCCCAGAAACACGTCACGGTCAACGAGGCGCTGAGCCTGATCGATGCGCTGGCCCAGATGGCAGTTGTTGCGGTTGGCGCAACATCTCCGCCCGCCACACCGGCCGAGGGCGAGCGCCACATCATCGGGACCGGTGCAACCGGTGCATGGAATGGCTGGGACAACAGCATCGCGCTGTTTTCCGGCGGCGCGTGGCTGCGCCTGATCCCGCAGACAGGCTGGATGGCGTGGGATGTTTCGGCCAGCAACCTTCTGGTCTAGAACGGGTCTGCGTGGACAAGTCGGGACATAGCCCTAGGTCTTCTGACCCGCGCATCCTCCGTTCGGGTGGCTCAAGGGCTTGCCGGTTCGGCAACCGACATGGTCGTTGCCGAAGAACTGCTTTCCAATTTGTCCGGAGCCTCGGTTACCTCAACCATTGCCATTCCAAACCGCACCATTGTTTTAGGGGTATCAACCCGCACCGTCACCGCCATTACAGGTGTTACCTCCTATGATTGCGGGATTGCCGGCGAGATATCAAAGTTCGGCGGCAGCCTTGGCATTGCCGCCGGCAGCACCAATGTCGGCGTCATTGGCCCGCAGGCTTTTATAGCGCCACCCCGATTATACTCACCGCCAATGGCGGGAATTTTACCGGCGGCGCTGTGCGCATGGCCATTCATTATTTTCTGCCCAGTGCGCCGCAATCCTGATCCCGTAAAAGAAAGGAACTCCCATGACCCCGCCCAAAATTGAAGCGGGATTTGTCCGCATGCCCGAGGATGAATTCGAAGCCATGTTGGCCTCGACGGTCCCGAGGCCGCCATCGACATCCACGACCTGCGCACGTTGCTCGATAGCCTGCGCATGGCGCGGCGCACTGCCTGGCAAACCATCGTGCGCCTGATCACCACCGGCCTGCTGCTTGCCCTGATTGCGGGCATTGCCGTGAAGCTCAAGCTGTTCGGCTAAGCAACCCAAAATCACCCGACCACATGCCCGCCAACCGGCGGGTTTTTCATTTCTGGAGGAAAACATGACCACTCATTATTACGCCGACTGGCGCGACGTGCCGGAAAAACTCTGGCGCTGGGTGAATTTTAGCCCGGAGGAAATCGCCTGTCGCGGCGACGGCACGATCCACATCAACGAGCCGGCGCTCGACAAGCTGCAGACCCTGCGTGACCGCCTTAGCGTGCCGCTGATCGTGCATTCCGCCTACCGCAGCCCCGCCTATAACCGGCAGGTTGGCGGGGCTAAACACTCCATGCACCTGCAGGGCGCGGCGTTTGACATCTCCATGGCGAACCATGATCCGGTAAGTTTTGAAGCAGCAGCTCGCGAAACCGGCTTCACCGGCTTCGGCTTCTATCCCCGCCAGAACTTCATGCACATCGACATCGGCCGCGCCTGCCAGTGGGGTGACCCGTTTCCGCCCAGAGCCGCCCGATTTGCACCGGAGCCGCCACGTCTGCGCGAAGCCCTGACCGAAAGCCGCACCATGCAAGGCGGCGGCGCAGCAGGTGTCGCCACCATCGGGGCTGCCGGTGTCGAAGTGGTACAACAGGCCGTGGCCGACACCCAATCCGCTCTGCAGCCACTGAACCCGTATCTGGATACCATCCGCTGGCTGTTCATCGCCGTGGCGCTGATCGGCATCGGGATCACCATCTTTGCCCGCTGGGACGACTGGCGAAAAGGCCGCCGTTGATGGGCGCGCTATTCACATGGATCACCGGCAGCCGGCTCGCGCTGGCTGCCGGAAAATGGGCTGCCATCGCCCTCACAATAACCCTGTTCCTCCTGTCCCTGCGCCGCTCCGGCGAGCGCGCGGGTCGGCTGGCGGAACGTCTTGAAAACCGGGAGAAAGCCTATGAAATCCAGCGCAAAATGCTTGAGGCCACGGCTCGCCGCCCTCGTAATCGTAACGAGCTTGCTCAGCACTTGCGCGACGGTAAGTTCTGAGCGAGTCGCAGGTGTATGCCCGCCGGTGGTGGAGTACGACGCAGGGCTCCAGGCAAGGGCAGCCGCGGAAGTGCAGGCGCTGCCGGAAGGGTCGGCGATTGTGGAGATGCTGAGCGATTATGCCGTTATGCGGGAGCAGGCACGGGGGTGTAATTTTCCGCAACTAATAGAAATGGACGGCAGCGAACGGTCTACTCGATAACCGGATAAAACGGCCGACCCCAATCCTCATTTGGATGTTCCATCATGACGTTCACGAATACTGGTATATGAAGTCCCAGAATTGCAGCTCCGTCCCGAACCTGATCTCTGTTCACGCCGCTATTCCAAGTCGAACTACCATGAACCAGCTGATTTCGGAGGACATAAAGCCGGTCAAAGACAAAGCTTAGGATGCGAGCGGTGTCTCGCGTTTGCAAGGAATGGGCAAAGCTTTTCGCTGAGGATTTAAACCGATCTTCCCAATCAACAAAACCGCTGATACCGTTGTGATGCTGCCAGAACGGGCTGAAGGCATATCGGTTCTGCAAGAGCATGCGGATCGGGCCGGAAAACCCTTGCCATATTGCTTCAAATATCCTCCCCTCTGAATCGAGGGCTACAACCTTCGCAAATAAATTTGCGAAAGTGGCGCGCTCCCCCGGAGCAATACTTAATAATTCCACCTCGTCAGCATAGGCTGCATTGAACGCAATCCATAAGTGTCACATCCCGTCAGGTTGAACCGCCCCGGGTTTGCCGGAGAGTTTTTTGATCAAAACTTATGCTACTTTATCAAGGTTGTTCAGGTTCGCATAGAAGGACTCTGCTTCTTGTGGTGTGAGGTATCCGATGGCGCTGTGCAGGCGTTGATTGTTGTACCAGTTGACCCATTTCAGGGTTTCCCATTCGACTTGCCCCACGGTTTTCCACGGGCCCAGGAAGTTGATTACTTCGGTTTTGAATAAGCCAATTGTACTTTCGGCCAGTGCATTGTCATATGAATCACCGATGCTGCCCACTGACGGATCAATCCCAGCTTCTGCCAACCGTTCGGTGTATTTTATGGCCAGGTATTGCAAACCCCGGTCCGAATGATGGATCAGGTTATCTGCTTCAGACGGGCAGCGTTGGCATATGGCTTGGTTCAAAGCGTCCAGCACAAAGCTAGGTTGATACCCGCCAGCCCACGATCCTGCGGGCAAATACGTCGATGACAAAGGCCACGTAAACCATACCCAGCCAGCTGGAGACATAGGTGAAATCGGAAACCCAGAGCCGGTTTGGAAATGGTGCATGGAATTCCCGGTTTACCTTGTCGTCAGGGCATGGCTGTGCCTTGTCAGGATTGATCGTGATGACCTTTCCGCCCCGAACAACGCCCTTTATCTCCATGGCTTTCAGCAGCCTCTCAACCGTGCAGCGGGCGACGTCCTTGCCCTTGTGCCGCAAAGGAATGCCAGATTTTTCGGCCGCCATAACGATTGCCGCTTGCCTTGAAAATACGCTTGATATCAGAGGTGGTCCTAGTTTTCCGACCATTTTGCCGTCTCTTTAAGGTGGATCAGGGTTTCATTCAGGCTGCCATTCTCATGGGTTCGGTTTTGCTTGCATGGACCCCGTCGGGGGTCAAGATTCCATGGGCCGAGTGGGGTCGCTCGGCATTGTAGTGGGCCAGCCATTTTCGGATACCGGCCTTTGCTTCCGAGCCCGTTTCAAAGGCGTGCAGGCAGACGCATTCGTACTTCAGAGACCGCCATAGCCGCTCGATCATGCGGTTGTCGATCCAGTGGCCTCTGCCATCCATGCTGACCTTGATCTTCGCGTCGCTCAGGACCTCAATCCAGCTTGCGTGGTGAACTGGCTGCCCTGGTCGGTATTGAATATCTCCGGCTTGCCGTACTTGGCCAGCGCCTCCTTCAAGGCATCAACGCAAAAATCCGCTTCCAGCGTGTTTGACAGCCGCCAGGCCAGAACCTTGCGGCTGTGCCAGTCCATGATCGCCACGAGGTAAAGGAACCCGCGCCGCATCGGGATGTAGGTGATATCGGCGCACCAAACCTGATTTGGCCGATCGATCACCATATTCGTCAGCAGATATGGCCATATTTTGTGCTGCGGATGTTTCTTGCTGGTGTTCGGCTCCCGATAAATTGGCACCAATCGCATCAGCCGCATCAAACGCCGCACCCGGTGGCGTCCGCACTTGTGGCCCTGTCGCTGCATGTGCCGTGCCATCTGACGTGACCCGTACCACGGCGTTTCCAGGAACTGCTTGTCGATGATTCCCACCAACCTCAGGTTCTCGGCGCTCTCGCCCCTGGGCTGGTAGTACAGGTTCGAGCGCACCAGCGACAGCAGCGCGCACTGACGGCGAACACTCAGCTTGTGATCCCGGCTCACCATTTTCTGCCTCGCTTCCCGAGCAACTGAACCGAGGCGTTGGCTAAAAAACCCCGTTCCACCACAAGCTGGCCGATCTTGGCATGCAGCTTCTCGATCTCGGCGGGGCCGGGTGTGTCCGGATCACGCCCTCGTCGTGCAAACGCAGACGTCATGTTCTCGATCGCCGCCCGCTTCCAGCTACTGATCTGGGTCGCGTGAACGCCGTACTTCTTCGACAGCTCCGCCAGCGTCATCTCCTCACGCAGCGCCTCAAGCGCAACCTTGGCCTTGAACTCGGCAGAATGGTTCTATCGCTTCGTCATATCGGATCGTCTCTTGTATTCTTAACCTTCTTGCCGAACAAAAGACATGACGGTTTCGATGGGTCTGCGGCCCATGTTTCTGTAGCCCAGATGCGGGCGTTCGGTGTTGTAGTGCACCAGCCACGCGTCCAGATCGGCCTGCAGCGCTTCGACAGTTTCGTAGAAGGTCTCGCGCATCTTGATGCGGAAGAACTCGTCCAGCACCGTTCGGTTGAAGCGCTCGACGAAGCCGTTGGTCTTGGGTGAGCGGACCCTGGTGCGCCTGTGTTCGATGTCGTTGAGCTCGAGGTAGAGCTCGTAAGGGTGCTTCTCGGTCCCGCAGAACTCCCGGCCATTGTCGGTGAGCACGGCTTTTACCGGCAGGCCGAGCTTGCGGTAGAAGGGCAGCACGTCGTTGTGCAGAACTGCCACCGCCGCCTCGGGCTGCTTGGAGACGTGCAGAAAGCCGAAGGCATAGCTCCCATGAGAGTGTCCGGTCTTTTGTGTATGCCTGCCCCGGTCCATGCTTCACGGAAAGGAAGCATGAATGACTATTTTGAAAGAAATTCTGGACGAACTTCTGAAGGCGTTGAGCGCCCTGAAGACCTGCTCGGCGATGCCGGGCTGATGAAAGAACTGAAGATCAGGCTCATGGAGCGGATGCTGGGCGCCGAGTTGACGGCGCACCTTGGCTACGAAGAGGGCAAAGACGCGCCACCCGGCCAAAGCAACCGCCGGAACGGGACCTCGACCAAGGTTCTGAAGGGCTGGGACGGGGCATTGCCGGTGGCGGTTCCGCGCGACCGTGACAGCAGCTTCGAACCCGAGCTGGTGAAGAAGGGCCAGACCCGGATTGACGGGATGGACGACAAGATCATCGGGCTCTACGCCGCCG